ATGTAGGACTCAAATATATCACATCACCATCTGCCCAAGTTTCACCTTGTAGCGAACCCGTTGTATTTATACCTTCAAGCGAACCAACAGTCATAATAAACCCTTCTTGGTTCGTTGCTATAGTCTCGGTAACAAGTCCTATTGTATCTGCACTATTATTGTCGTTATTTGCTTGTGCTAAAGCAACCGCTAATCTCTGCCCTTGTGCGCCGCTTATTCTTACCGCTTGATAGGCAGCCTTAGTTAGTGTAGTATTAGGACTAACTTTATTTACCACTCTTGCTACCAAGTCCACACCATTCTTTAAAATAACACTACCACCTTTTAGGGTTGTTTCACTACTACCTATCGTATCGTTCCACCTTGTAGTACCAACCGCAGCCGTTCCCGTAGGTGTGATGTCAAGTGTCATTTGACCAGCCTTCAACTCAAACTCACCCAAGTTCACATTAGTCGTAGCACCTGTATAAGGTACTTTTGCGTTTAATGCGTTTTGCAAGTCGGTCTGGTTGCTTAACGTACCTGTAATATTACCCCATACAGGAGCAAGTGCAGCACCTGCTGAAACTGAAATCTCTACAGGATTACTAACTTCATTTATCTCAAGTATCTGGTCTGTTATGCTTATCTCTACACTCATGGTTGATTAATGTTTAAATAAAGAGTGAAATCACCCCAAACATAGGTTCTAACAGTTCCATCTGTAAAGGTTATTTTCATATCCCAAATGTAATTACCAGAATCTAATCCTACTATTTTATTGATTGTAACAGTGTTTGAACCTACCCCAGAAATAGTTACCCCGTCTCCGTTAGTAGCAGTCCACAAAGCAGCAGAAGTAGAACAACCTCTATAAATACTAACTAAAACTGTAGCCGTAGATAAATTAATAGCTACGTTATCTAAAGTAAACACATAAGTTTCCTGCCAAGAATTACCCTTGACAAGTTCTATATCATGTTGTGCTGGTTTGAAATTCGCTGTACTCATGGTATCTGGCATCTATTGTTTATACTCGGCAGTGTAATACTTACATCAAGCCTAACCCCTGCCAAGAAATCTGGTTCTGCTTCTCTAAAAAATTGAACGTTTATATTATCGCTAGTTATCCATTCATTAGACGGAGTTCTTAACCTCGCTACTATATCTTCAGCTACTAAACTCATATCCGATAAAACCTCTTGTGCTCCTGTTTCTAGTAAATGTCTATCTAGTAAATAAATGCTAAAAACGAAAGATAATTGCTTAGCTAGAAAGTTACCTCCGTCTAAATCAAAAAACATAGCAGGGTAGATAACGTCTGCATCATCTAGCTTGTCTGCGAAGTCCCCGAAGATTACTGTGTTTATCTGCGGATGGCTCGTTCCGTAGCTGCTGATTTGTGATATGATTTGATTTAAGGTCATTTTTAGCTAGATATGTTTTTAGTTTCTCTTGATTTTTTAAGTTTGCTTTTTTACTCATAACAACATGGTGGATTATCGCCTTGATAAAGTTCCCTAAATATCTTTTCACCTTTGCAGCAATATGGGTCGCTTAACCAAATAGAAGCCGTATATCCGTCATTCTCTGGTTTAATAGCGTCATATCCTGCTCCGTAGTTTAGATATTCTGGATAAAGTGTTTGATTTTGTTTTAAGTATTTAATTAGTCTTTGCTTATAAAACTCTGCCCTAGCCTTATATCTGTTGGCAATGTCTATCATATCCTGCATAGAAGGTAACTCTGTATTCTCACTAGATTTCCTAACTAAGCCTTTATTATAAAACTGATAGCTTAAACCTTGAGGTAACTCACTTAGAACATAGTTAATTAAGCAGTCTACAATATAATCATCAAGTAAAGATTTTTCATCGCAATTTAAATTCCCACAATTAACACCATCCTGCAATCTTTCGTAAAGGCTAGTTCCCAAAGCAGGTAAGATGTACATATCTTGACAGGTTTTAATCTCTGGCAAAATAAGTTTCTCGTCTACGTTATTATGCAAACCGCTTCTGTCCTTTATTGTCTCTACTGATATAAATAAAATATTAGCACTCATTTCTTCTTATTTGCGTGTTACCACATTTGATACCCAACGATGTCTACATGAAGGAGAATGGTCTCCGTCTGGTTGTGTCCACCAACCGCCTCTTCTATCCCATACAGAATATCCTAGCCTTGCACTCATTTGCTCAATCTCTGACCTAGAATACATTTTGTTAGCTTGTAACAAGTACTTGCAGAACTCCCTAGAAGTAGATTTATCTTTATTTGAATAACCTTGAATCCACTCATAAGAATACCTTATAAGAAACTCTGTAGTTTTAGGTTTAATCTTTTCTACTATATCTCTTAAAGGTTCTGTTAATTGTCTTTCTACAATTACGTTAGAATCTATCCCTTCGCCTATTGTGTACTCTGTAGGCTTAATAAATCCCCTCTTTTCTAATGCGGTAATGATTCTTTTAATAACTCCTACATCTTCCTTTAAAGTGTCTGCAATTACCTCTGGTGTTATTCTTTTATCCTTGCTTATTAAGTCTAGAACATCCGATTGTAATTGTGTTACATCTGCAAATAATTCAATATCCTCAAAATAAGACTTCTGCTTCCAAACTTCAAACTCTGACTTATCCTCACCAAACTCAAAGAAAACAGAATAGGCATCTGCTAATTCAACAGGTGCTAACTCTGGCTGAACAGGTTGATACTTGCTCATATCAATACCTATCTTTTCAAGTATCCACTCTTTAGGTGCAATCTGCAACAAAGTAGATTCGCTAAATTCTATACCGATAGGCTCTGCAGGTATAATCCTCATTTCCTCACTATAACCGAAATAACCAGCCATAGTATTCATAAAAGATTCTAAAAACTGCTGCTTACCATTAACGTATGTGTTCTTGAAAATCTCGTAGCCATCCCTCATTTCAGTTCTAGTGCCTAGCTTACCAGCGACTGCAATACCAAAAATAGAAGGAGTAGTAACTTGGTGACCAGAAAATATGTTTGTCTGAATCAACTCATCTACCCTACCAAAATCTTCTTTAGTTAAATCTGATTGCCCTAAATCATCTACTATTGGTTTCCTAGAAGCATCATTAACGAATGACAACATATACTTAACTCCGTCAGAGCCAGTATAGGTATTTTTAAACTTCCTATGGATTTCGTTCTGCTCTTCCCTTGAAGGTGTGCCGTCTGGTAAGGTAATTAACTTACTAGCACTAAACCCAGTCTTAGCATTACCTAGAACGTGCTTAGATACCTCTATATCACTCTCAATATAGTTAAGAGCACCAAAGTAAACAGGCAAAGAATAAACCCCTATATTAGGTCTGTATTCCTTTAGATAGATAATCTGTTTTCCTTGTGGGACTTTAGGATTAAAAGCAGGATAGACAAACTCTAGCTTTTCTTTGTAGTCTTTCCAGTTCTCTTTATACCAGAACTGCGTATTATCTTTATTAGTTCTAATCTTAGTGTAATCAATATGCCACATTTCTGCTACCTTACCTAAACCCCAAATAACCTCAATATAAGCACCACCAAATAATTCTAAGTCCATAGAAATTTTCCTAGTCAGGTCATTAAGATTTTCAGACCTATTTGGTTTTTCTATAAATTGGTCGTTACCTGTCCAACCATTACCGCAAATGTAGTGTACTTTATTTCTGACAATAGCGTTATGTTTAGCAGACTTGTTAAACAACTCTACTAAGTACAAAGGATAATCGTTCCTATCCCCATACTCCATATAACCCTCTTTCTTCTTTTCTCGGTACTCGGGTTGCTTAGCCTCTGCAAATTGAACTAATATAAAATTTTCTCCGTTCATTGTCTTACTTTAAAAGTATCATTAGTTTGATATTCAGTATAAACATTCTCTTCATCATTTAACCACATTATCCCACTTTCTAACTCGTTCAATCCTGCAATATCTGTATTACTTGTGCTAGTTTGCTCATATACAAAATAAGAATATTGCCCTCTAGGTTTGCTTGCAAAATATTTATCTGACTTTATACTAAATTTATTATATCTGTCTTTATACAAAGATAAATCAGCAGCGTTTAATAATACAAACTTTACCTCTGTATTAGTAGACCTATTTTTAAACACGAACAAGTAATTAGGATTCGTTAACGTTTGCTTTTCCGTTAAGGTCAAATAGATAAATTGCGTTGCTCCTTTAGTTAATTGTATCATTCTTATATAAATGCTGAAACCAAAGGTAATTAACAAAAAAAGCCCCTGCACTTGCAAGGGCTAATTATACTAAACCAACTGCTTACGATAATAGACCAGAAATGATTGAGGATTGAACCTCTGGAGCAAGAGCAGGTTCTTTGCCTGTAAAGGTCAAAGTGTATCCGCTTCTATCTCCCATAGCAGTACCAGAACCAGAGTTACCAGCCGTAATGTCAAGTCCTCTTGTTTGTCCTAAGTACCAATACTTGCCGTTGTTATCTTTTGCGATAGCTAATAAAAGGTTCTGTGCAAGAAGCAAAATCTCATTACGAGTATTTGCTTGAAGTTTGTTAAGAATAACAGTCAATTCTTGCTGATAGAAAATAGAACCATTCTCTACAGAAGCGTTAACATTCTCAACAAAGCTAGAGGTTTCTTTAACAAGTTCATACTTGTAGAAACGCTTACCAGAT